ACAAAGGACCTTCCTATATTGGCAAATGAGCGTGCGATCATCAGATCAGTACGTAATTTAGTGGAAACCATTCCAACAGAACGTTTTTTTAATGCAAGTTTAGGCTCCGACGTTCGTGGGAGCCTTTTTGAGTTTATAGATGTTGGTACTGCACTCGTTATAGAAGAACAAATTCGTAATACAGTCACGTATTATGAACCAAGAATTGATAATTTGAAAATTCAGGTTAATCCACAACCTGATAATAACGCTTTTGAATGTAATGTGTTCTTCGATATTGTTGGTTTAGACCTCCCAACGCAAAATTTTACATTCTTACTAGAGGCAACAAGATAATCAATGCCTTATACACAGTTTACTAACCTAGATTTCGACCAAATTAAGGCGGAAATCAAGAATTATCTCAAAGCAAACTCAAATTTTACTGATTTTGACTTTGAAGGTTCTAATTTTTCGGTCTTAATTGACACATTAGCGTATAATACGTACATCAATGCGTTTAATGCTAACCTTGTAGTCAATGAATCCTTCTTGGATGGTGCCACAGTACGTGAAAATGTGGTGTCATTGGCACGAAATATTGGTTATACACCACGTTCTAAGAGTGCAGCAAAGGCAAGCGTTACCTTTGATGTGCAAGTGGGTAGTGGAACCAAGACTTTGGAACTTAAACCAGGTTTAGTTGCTGTTGGACCCTATGATAACACCACTTATCGCTTCTCAATTCCAGAAAGTATCACTACAAATGTAGTAAATGGCGTTGCAACCTTTGGAACAGCAGATAAACCCATAGAAATTTACCAAGGAACGCTGTTATCAAGGCAATTTAGTGTTGATACATCAAGAGATCAGCGTTTTATCATTGATAATCCTAATGTTGATACCTCAACAATTAGAGTTTATGTTGGAGATGTAAATTCTAGCACTACTGGAAGAGAATATAAGTTAGTTGATAACATTTTACACATTGATAAGTCATCTGAAATCTTCTTATTGCAAGAAGTTGGTGATGAAAGGTATGAATTACTTTTTGGTGATGGATATTTTGGAAGAAAATTGGAAAATGGTGCAATAATAACAGTAAATTATCTAATTACTGACGGTGAAAGTGGAAATGGTCCCTCTCAATTCGATTTTCAAGGCAATTTAGCGGATGATATTGGAAATCGTGCGACTCCTACTGCTGGAATCACCATAAACACCGTTCAGAAGGCGATAAACGGCGGTGAAATCGAAAATATATCCTCTATCAAGTACTTTGCTCCAAGATTGTACTCAGCGCAGTACAGAGCGGTTACGTCAAGGGATTATGAAGCGATTATTTCTTCAATTTACTCTAATACAGAGTCTGTTGCGGTAGTTGGTGGTGAAGAATTAACACCACCTAAGTTTGGAACAGTTCAAATTAGCATCAAACCTAAGAATGGGTCATATATTTCCGACTTTGATAAGCAAAATATTCTTAATAAACTGAAAAAGTACTCAATTGCTGGTATTAATCAGAAAATTGTTGATCTTAAGGTTCTTTATGTTGAACTTGATTCAACTGTTTATTATGATAACTCTAGAATATCCAATGCAGATGACTTGAGGTCAAGAATTACCAATTCATTAACTGTATATTCTAAAGATGTTGATATGAATCGCTTTGGTGGGCGATTTAAGTACAGTAAAGCACTGCAATTGATTGATAGGGTTGATAATGCAATCACTTCTAACATCACGAAGGTGAAGATTAGAAGAGATATGAAGGCACTTATAAATCAATTTGCACAGTATGAGTTGTGCTTTGGTAACAAGTTCCATATTAATCCAGCAGGATATAACATCAAGAGCACTGGATTCACCGTTAGCGGATCTACTGATACCGTCTTCTTCACTGATGTCCCAAACAAGGATGCAAACGGCAATTTAGATGGTAGTGGTAAAGGTGTACTCTCTGCTATTAGAAAAACGGATACAGATCAACTACAGGTTGTTCTGAGAGGTGTTGGTACAGTTGATTATACCAAAGGAGAGATCTTAATTAATACAATCAACATTACTTCAACTTTAGCAGATAATAACATTATTGAAGTTCAGGCATTCCCAGAATCTAATGATGTTGTTGGTCTTAAAGATCTTTATTTGACACTTGACGTTTCCAATACTCGAATAAATACGATTAAAGATGTAATCGCATCTGGTGAGGATATTTCTGGTGTATCTTTTGCAAGAGATTACTATACTTCAAGTTACTCAAACGGAACCCTAGAGAGGAAATAAAATATGTCGCATTTTGAGAAGAGAGTTCAACTCAATAAGATTATTGAGAGTCAACTCCCTGAGTTTTTGGTTGCAGATTTTCCAAAAGCTGTTGAATTCTTCAAACAATATTATATCTCCCAAGAAAAGCAGGGAGGTAATATTGATCTTGTCGATAATTTAGATCGTTATATCAGGGTAGATAACCTTGTACCAGAAGTTGTTGTTGGTAAGACAACTCTTTCCTCAGCAATCAGTGCAACTGATACCACAATTACCGTCCCATCAACTAAAGGATTTCCAGATGACTATGGTCTTCTGAAAATTGGTGATGAGATTATAACATATACAGCAAAAACTGCGACAACTTTTACTGGGTGTGTTCGTGGTTTTAGTGGTGTTACTGGATATGATCCTGGTCTTGCTGCCATTGTAAATGATGTTAATAAGCAATCACTAATTTTTACTGAGACAACTGCTTCTTCACATAGTGCTGATGCAGAAATACAAAATCTCAGTGCTCTCTTTTTACAAGAGTTTTATGTAAAACTCAAGAGAACTTTTACTCCTGGTTTGGAGGATTATGATTTTGTTTCTGACCTTGATGTAGGAAACTTCATCAAATATGCTAGAAACTTATATCAATCAAAAGGTATTGAAGAGTCGATCAAAATCCTCTTCAAAGTTTTGTACGGTGTAGAAGCAACTGTCATTGATCTTGAATCAAGACTTGTAAAACCATCCTCTGCAGATTATATTAGAAGAGAGACTGTTGTTGTTGAAGCAATCTCTGGAGATCCTTTTGCCCTGGAAGGACAAACTATATTCAAATCCACTGATCTCAGAACTAATGCTTCCGTTTCTGATGTTGAGATCTTCACCAGAAATAACGAAACATTCTATAGACTTGGTCTGTTTGTTGGATACAATGATAGAGATCTGATTGAGGGTACATTCACTATCCCTGGTGCTTCCAGAGTTACTGAATTGGTATCTGTAGGGTCTTCAGTCATCAATGTTGATTCTACGATTGGATTTGGTCAGACTGGTACAGTTGTTGCTGGAAGTAGTATTATTGATTATGAATCTAAGAGTATCAATCAGTTTTATGGTTGCAGCAATGTTGGTGCAGGCATCACAGCAGGCACTAGAATCCGCTCTAATGAGACTGTTTTTGGTTATGAGGGTGGAGATACCTCTAAGCGTGTAGATCTCCGTGTAACGGGCGTTCTGGCGGACTTCAAACCTCTTGGAAAACTTTCTCTTCTTGAAGAAGGTGAAGAAATTGAAGTAAGAAATGTTGGTGAAGTAATTACTAATCCAACAAGTGATAGATCTTATAAGCAAATCTTTGCTAATTCTTGGATTTACAATACAAGTTCAACATATGATATTGAAAATATCAATGGATCAATCTTCACTTTGAAGAGTGATATTGACAAGTCAAGTCTTAAAGTTGCAGATACAGTAGATATTCTAAACGGCGATTTTGTTGTTGGTGCTGCAGCAACAGTTGTTTCTATCAATGAACCAACAAGAGAAGTAATCCTTGGTAATATTGTAGGATTTGCTGCCTCTGTTGGTGTTGATTACAGTATTCGCAGAAAATTTGAGAAGGCAGAAAGTGTTGGTGTTGCACTATCATTGGGTAATGATACGTACATTTCGGATGTACTTAATGTATATACCGACGAAAGAGATGAGTTTGGATATGTTGCTTCTAACTCTTTACCATCATATAAGATCTATGATGATATCCGAGAACACACTGTTGTAAGTGTTAATGGTAATGAACTGATTTCTTCAGTTAATTTTGATTTTAGAGATGGTGATGAGGTAGTATATACTTCTTCTACACCTATTTCTGGACTAGTTTCTGGTGCATCATACTATGTTGAAATTGGTTCTCAAAAAAATATAATGACATTGTATGGTTCTAGAGGAGTATTAGGAGCACGTAAATCTCCTGTACAACTTGGACCATATATTCAAGGAGTACACACTTTTACTCTTAGAAGACACGAAGATAGAGTTCTTTCGCCAAATCAAATTCTCAGAAAGTTTAGTCTCAAAACTTCACTTTCTGATGTCAAGAGTGAAAAGAGACCTCTTGGATCTATTGGTATTTTGATAGATGGTGTTGAGATCTCCAGTCCAGAGTCCAGAGACAAAGTTTATTCTGGACCAATTGATGAATTTGAAGTTCTCAATGGTGGTAAAGATTATGATGTAATCAATCCTCCAAAAATCACTATTGGTAATCCAGTTGGTTCAGCAAATACAACTGCTTTAGTTGAAGCAGTAGTTGTTGGTGATGTAAAACAGGTATTGGTTGATCCGCAAGACTTTGATATTGAATCAATTGAAGGTGTTTCTCTTACTGGTGGTAATGGATCTGGTTGTGAATTGGAACCAGTTCTGGGAGATAGATTCCGAGAAATGGAATTTGATAGTCGTGCCCGTGCTCTTGGTGGTGGTGTAGATATTGATTTTGAAACTATTAATTTTACCAAACCACATAATCTTGCTAATGGACAGCACATCATTTACAACCAAAATGGACATGATCCAATCTCCATTGGTGTATTTGGTGATCCCACACAAGCAATCACAGGAACTCTTGTAAGTGGTGATGAGTATGTTGCTAGATTTGTTAATACATCAGCAATCACACTTCACAAGAACGACGCAGATGCTGCTGCAGGTATCAATACCATTGGTTTTTCTACAGCAACTGCTGCCAGCGGTATTCATAAATTCAGAACACTTTCTAAAAAGAATTTAAGATCAGTAAGAGTTCTCAATTCTGGATCTGGTTATTCTCACAGAAAGTTAAGAGTCAATTCAGTTGGTATATCTACGGAGTATAACACAATCACATTTAAAAATCACGGATTTAAGACTGGTGAGATTGTTGATTACTCAACTGATGGAACTGCAATTGCAGGTCTTGATGTTAACAACAGATACTCAATTCTTAGACTTGATGATAATCGTTTCCGTTTGATTGATGTTGGCATTGGTGGAACTGTCACGACAGATCTTACAAGGTCAAAAACAGTTGATATTACTAGCAAAGGTGTTGGAACACAAGTATTCCAATATCCACCAATTACTGTAGACGTAAATGTTTCTTATGGATCTACACTTGGTGGTTCATTTACATTTACACCAATCGTTACCGGTGAGATTGAATCTGCATATCTTTATGAAAAAGGAACTGGTTATGGATCAAATACTTTAAATCTGCATAAGAAACCTTTAATATCCCTCTCTCAAGGTAAGAATGCACAAGTATCACCAATTATATCCAATGGTAGAATCGTTGATGTTCAGATTTTAAACAAGGGTGAAGGATATAGATCTGTTCCAACAATTACTACAGAAGGTGATGGTACTGGTGCAGTATTGAGACCTATTCTAGGTGGCACAAATAATCAACAATTACAAGATGTTGTTGTTATCAATGGTGGTATTGGATATAGCGACTTCAAAACTAAATTATATGTTAATCCAAGAGGATCGGGTGCTAAGTTTGATGTAAGAGTTAGAAGTCTTACTGTAAACGATGCGGAAAGATTTGGAGAGTACTCTAAGAATAGACAAGAAAAAATATTCTCAAATCTGTCTACAGATGAGACTAATGATGTTCTTGTATATTCAATGTATGGATATTCAAGTGATCTTGCAGTTAAGTTCGGAGATCTTGGTGGAAACCACTCACCAATTATTGGTTGGGCATATGATGGCAACCCAATCTATGGTCCATATGGATATTCAACAAGAGATGATGTTCAGTCTGGAGTTAGACTTCTGAAATCTGGATATTCTCTGAATAAGGACGCGATTGAGGATAGACCTGCAGTTTCAGTTTTCCCTGAAGGATTCTTCATTGAAGATTATCAGTATACTGACGATGGAGATCTTGATAGACATAACGGGAGGTTCTGTAAAACTACAGAATTCCCTAACGGTGTTTATGCATATTTTGTTGGTGTTTCAACTTCTGGTAATTCTGTTCAACCATCATATCCATATTTTGTTGGAAATGATTTTAGATCAAGAGTTATCAAAGAAAATTTCACTTTAGATCAAAAGTTTGATTTTAATGATTCAGATCTTGTACGTAACACATTCCCATATAAGGTCAATGATCCTAATGCAGATTATGATTTCATCAATGAATCATATGAGTCATTCCCACAAATTGCTAGAATTGATTCTGTAACACAGGGAGATATTGATGATGTACTGGTAACAGATGGTGGTACGGGTTACAGAATCGGAGATCGAGTCAATTTTGATCAAACAGATACTGAGGGTATGGGTCTCAGGGCAGAAGTATCTGAAATTGTAGGTGTTGATATTGAAAAGATTGATACAACATTAGAAACTTATGAAAGTGTTGTGTTTGAATGGGATACTGATAGGCAAGTTTCGGGTTACTTCAGAGACGGATTCGATGACTTTAATAATACTGACGTTGTTTTAGTATCTGGTCTTTCAACATCAGTTACATACTTAGCAGATTCTCATAAGATCGGTTTCTCCACAGAAACTGTTGGTCTTGCTAAGACGATGACCACGTTTAGTGGTGCAACTCCTCAGGTTGGTGTATTTGAGGATATTTTTGTAGATAACATTCCAAATGTTTCTGTTGGAAATACTATTACAATTTTCTCCGATCTTGGAACAGAAAATGTTAGAGTCTTGAACAACTTTAACAATGGTGTTCTGAGAGTTCAGAGATTTGGTGCTGCACCAACATTCAATGCAGGTGTTGCACACTCCACAGGAAGCCAAGTTAATGTTATAAGTGATAGGATCAAACTTTCAGTTAAAACTAAGAAGTTTACTTCCGAGCGTGATAACCTTTATTACTTCAATCCAACTGAAGCAGTTGGTGTTGGACTAACTGACGGTGGTGCTGTCTCCAGAAGAATTGAAATTGGTGATACTGTAACAAATGTATCGATTCCAACGAGAACAATTTACTTACCAAATCATCCATTCAAAACTGGTCAAAAAGTAACATTATCGAAGGGTGCTGGTACTCCAAGTTCTTTCACAGTTGGAATGAATAATGTAAATGCAAATACATTCTTCATCCCTGATCCTACTACTAAAGAAACTGATCTTTATGTAATCAATAAGGGAAGAAATTATATTGGTCTTGTAACTGAAACTGTTGGTGCTGTTGGAGTTGGAACTACTTCTGAAGGTTTATTCTTCTATAACATTGGCAATGCTGCTGATAGAGCAGACTACTTAATCAAGACAAATAAAAAGCAAGTAACTGGAGATGTAAGTAGGATTACAACTTTAGTAAGTTGTGCAGAAACTCATGGTCTCAGTAGAAATGATACAATCAAATTGAATGTTTTGCCAAACACGGTTGTTGGTGTTGGTACGACTGCTGCTCTTAGACTGGCACTCAATCTTGATGAGAAGAAGGTTCTGGTAAATCCAACAGGAATTCTTGCAGCAAATATCAATGTAAGCAAAAATCAGATCACATTAACAGATCACGGTTACAGCACTGGTGATAAGATTTACTATACAGGCAACTCTAGTCTTGATGATGGTGATTATTTTGTTATTCGTGATTCTCTGAACACTTTCCGTCTTGCAGAAACGATTTATGAGACCAATCCTGCAACTGAAAAAGAAATCAATATCACAAGTAACGGATCTGGAACGCACACGTTTGCTCTTGTAAATCCAAGAATCGATGTTATAAGAAATTCAGATCTTCAATTCAATTTGGAAGATCCATCACTGTTTGGATATCAGCTTAGAATCTTTAGAGAAAAAGAGTTTTCTAACGAATTTGTTAGTGTTTCGGATGACGCCAACTTCAACGTTGTTAGTACAGGTTCTACCATCGGTATTGGTACTTTAGGAGAATCTGCATTAACTCTCAGATACTCTAAGAATATCCCATCTAGATTATTCTATACGTTAGAAAAATCTGGATATATTAGTACGGCAGATGCTGGTGTTGTTGATTACTCTTTAATTAATTACAGTAATAGTGAGTATAATGGTGATTATAAAGTCTTCGGTGTTACTGGGGTAGGAAATACCACTACATTCAAGATTTCACCAGTTAAAATCCCTTCAGTTCTCACATACGATCAATCGATGTGCGACAAACTAGAATTTAACACCAAGTCTGCATCTGCAATAAGTGGATCTATTGCAAAAGTAAAAATTACCTCTCCAGGATTTAATTTTGAAAAACTTCCTAGATTTACTGATGTAACTTCAGTAAGTGGTGTTAATGCCAATATTACTCTAAAATCTAACTCTATTGGTCAACCTAAGAAAGTAAGATTCAAGGATATTGGATATGACTACGCATCAGATAAAACACTCAGACCTCAAGCATTCGTTCCACCAGTTGTCAATGTAGATAACCTTGATACTGTAAAGGATTTCAATATTGTTTCTGCTGGATCAAGGTATCTCAGAGATCCAAATGTCCTTCTGATCAATGATACTACGAAAGAAATTATTGATACTGATTCTCTGCTAGCAAAGGCACCTAATGGTGCAATCTCTGAAATTAAGCAGTTGGCACCTCTGTTTGGATTGCAATCAGAACCACATAAACTAGTATTCATTGATAACTCCAATGGTGTTGGCATTTCCACAATGACTGGAGATGGTATCAGTGGCATTGCTACTTGTACCCTTGTTACACCAGTTCTTGGATTCGTTGAGCCACAGTTTGAAATTGGTGATGAAATTTTTGTAGAAAAGATTGAACTTTCTGGATCTGGTGATGGATATAATTCTGAAGCATATGATTATCGCTTCTTTAAGGTTACAGATTATGATAACACAAGTCCAGCAAGATTAGAATTCAAAATTGTAGATGATGCTGGAGTTGGATTATCAACTAATGTTGGTATTGCAAAGACAGTTCAGTCTGGATATGCAACAATTATCAACAAAAAGAATTATCCTGATGTAAGAATTGTTCAAGAAAGAGCAAGATTCTTCCAGAATGAGCAATTATATGTAAACACCACAGGTGCATCTTATGTTGAAGAAGATGTATTTGTAACTTTGATTAGAGATGATTATATTAAGGTTAAAGGAAAATTTGATCTAAATCCAGGCGATAAAATTAAGGGTGTGGTCAGTGGTGTAGAGGCGGATGTAACTTCTGTTGTTAGAAACAAAGGATACTTTACAGTTGACTATTCCTCCAAGCAAGAAATTGGATGGAGAGATGATGTTGGAAAGATCAGTGAAGATTATCAAGTTATCCCAAATAATGATTATTACCAGAATCTTTCTTATTCTGTTAAGAGTCCAATAACTTGGGATGATCAAACAGGACCTGTGAATAGTATCATTCACCCTGCGGGTCTTAAGAACTTTGCTGATGTTGGTGTAACATCAACTGCATCATCTAAAGCAGGATTGGCTGGTACAACTACCAGTATTGCAATTTTGGATGTTGTTAATGAAAGAAGGGTTGATATTATCAATAACTTCGATAATGCTGTTGATTATGATGTTAGAACTTCAACAACTTCAAACTTTGACCAATCTAAGTTCCTGAAGATTCAAAATAGAAAACTTGATGATTACATTGAGTGTAGAACTAATAGAGTTCTGATTCACGATGATATCAGTGATAGATTCTCTAGCAGAGGATTTAAGGATACATTCATTGAATTGGATGTTATTGATTTTGCTGACAGTTACGTTGGATATGTTATTCAAATCATTGATGCAGAAACCAAAGACGTTCAGTTAAGTGAACTTGTATATGAGTCAACTACATTAGATTCGTTCCTTTTTGAGAAATATACAAACTTTACTAAAGAAAAACTTGGTGACTTCTCAACTAATATTGAAACTGATGGAAGAAAGACTCTTATCTTCACTCCAACTGATCCATTTGAGAGAGATCACGATATCAAGATTCTGAAGAGAACTTATCTCTATTCCGCACTTGCAGGTGGTGGAGTTGGTATTGGAACCACTACATTTGGTAGTGTTGATCTTGTTGGATCGTTTGTTTCTGGTATTGGTAGCGTAGGAACTGCATCTAGTATTAAGACACTGGTTGAGTTCCCAACTTCAGACTTCACTGGAATGTATGCAAAGGTTGAAGTTGCCGATAGATTCTCAAACGATCTCAATTATATTGAAGCATTTGTTGATTTTGATGGTACAGATACCTATCTGAGTGAATATTACTTTGATACTCAGTCACTTTCTTATAGTGCATCTAAAACTGGCATACTCTCTGCAGTTTATGATGCAAATGCAGGTATCGTTTCACTGACTGCACAGAACGTTGGTATATCCTCCCTGGTCGGTCTTTTTGATGTTCGCTCTACAGTTGTTGGATTTGGATCTACAACCTCTGGTATTGGCACCTACAGGTATCTGGTAAACAATCAACCTCCAGGTACCGAGAAGAGTGTAAGATTGGAATCAACATACTCAACAGGCACTGGACCAGTAAGAGTTGGTACTTTCGATCTCGCAACTGTTGCATCATCTAATTCGGTTGTTCGTGTTGCTGCAGGTCATACTTCTGCTATTCATCAGGTTTCAATTCTTTCTAATACATTACAAACCACAGTAACCCCTGGTCCTTTTGTTGGCGTTCGTAACAACACTGGACTTGGAACATTTGGTGGGGAG